TATGGGCGGCGCCGCAGACATGACTAATCGCGGTGTAAAAAGCTTTTCAAAAATGCAGCAAGGAGTGGGAGGCTTAGTTGGTGTTTATGCAACGTTAGCTGCTCAAGTATTTGCTGTATCTGCGGCATTTCAATTTCTAAAAAGCGCAAGTGACGTTGTTAACCTTATAGCAGGTCAAGAAGCCTTAGGAGCCGTATCGGGTATAGCATATAAAACAATTACAGCAAGTATCAAAGAAGCAACCGGAGGACAGATAGCATATGCGGAAGCTGCAAAAGCAGCCGCTATTGGTACCGCAGCGGGGTTAAGCCCCGATCAATTAAACAGATTGGGAGCGGCAGCTAAAAATGTGTCTAATGCATTAGGAAGGGACTTAACAGATTCATTCAATCGTTTAGTTCGTGGTATTACTAAAGCCGAACCAGAACTGTTAGACGAACTAGGTATTATTCTTAGACTCGATGATGCTACACAAAAATATGCGGATAGCTTAGGACTAGATGCAAAGAACCTAACCACTTTCCAGAAAAGCCAAGCGGTCGCAAATGAAACTTTATCTCAAGCGGAAGAGAAATTTGGAGCTATTAATGAAATAATGGATCCTTCCGCCGCTTCTTTGAATAAGTTTCTTGTTAGTTTTGATGATTTAATGAATTCTATAAAAACCGGGGCTATGAAAGGAATACGTCCTGTTTTTGACTTTCTTGCCGGAAATACTCGAGCTTTGACCGCAGCTTTAAGTTTAATGGCACTTCCTATTGTTAAGAGCCTTATTCCTTCCTTCGAAAACTGGGGAAAGAAAGTAGGTGAAAGTTTAGAGAAGCAAAGAACTAGTTTAAAGGATTATAGAGGTCAAATAGATAAAACAAAAGATGCTATTGCAATGATGGGAAGGGACTCTGCCGATATAGGACGAAGTTCTGCGGGTGTTCTAGGTGCCTTAGGAAAAGATACGACATCCGCAGGAAAAGGATCTGGTGCTGCATTTTTATTAGGTACTTCTGATACTAAAGCGGCTCAAAATAATGCTAGAAAAATTCTTGACAATGCTAAGGCACAAATGAAAGAGCACAATATGGTATTAACAGGTTACTTAGCAGGTGCTACGGCAGAACAATTAGCACTACTAGAAACTAATTATGCACAAAGAAAAGCTCTTCTAAAAAAACATGAAATAGAACACGGTAATTCTTGGAAAAAGTTAGGTTTGCATGTAAAATTCTGGGCACAAGAAGCCAAACTAGCAATAATGTCGGTCGGAACCGCCATGGTTTCATTTGTAGGTAATATAGGAACCCACTTAGCAAAATTATTTTCAATAGGAATGTGGGTGAGTTTAGGAGCTATAGTTGGTGAAATATTACTGGGTTGGCTAGATAAGCTTCATCCTCTTTCTGAAGAAGCGGAAAGATTAAGGGGAAGAATAGAAAAGCTTGAGAAATCCAATAAAACACTAAATGAAGAGCTTAAGAAAATGACAGAGATTAAGCCCTTTATAACTTTAGCAATGGAAGTTCAACAACTAGGTAAAGCTTTCACAAGTACTAATATAATTGCTAAACTGGCGGAGCTAAGAGCTCTTCAAACCGGTCCTGCCCCCCAGTTAACTGAGGGTGAAAAAGCTACTAAAGAGTTTGCCCAATCTATGCTAGATTTAGATAAGTGGCTATTCGAACTTTACGGCGGAAAAGACTCTCCTTTAAATAAGTGGATTGACAATACATTAGCGAACATGAAAGTACTTGGTCCAGCCGCCGGCGCCTTAGACAAAAAAATCGAAGAAATGGCTTCTAAAGGGGAAAATCCTTTCAAAGAGGCAACAGACGGTACTATACAACTGCTTAAGAATCTTTCAAAATTAACCCCCGAACTAGAGAAATATGTACGTATACTTGAAGAAAATGGTCGCCTGTCTCAAGAAGAAACAAACAAAGTTGCAGCCATCCAAAAGAAGTGGATTGACTATGGAATAGGCGTATCAAATGCTGCGAGTGCAGTTAAAGAATTGAATGATGAACTAAGGAACTTAATAGGGGACGGACTCGAACTAGATCCAACTGTTGCAATACGTCGGTCCGCGGAAAAAGCTATAAAGCTTCAAAAAGATGCAGTTTTAGGTCTGGAGGAGGGGCACCAGCAAAATGTAGATATACAGACTCGCGGAAGACAAGAGCTACAGGAAAATAAGGAAAAGCGAAACAAATTTCTTAAAAAACACGGTAATATATCTGGCCCTTATCCTATTATGACCAAGGCTATGTTAAATACGGCAGACCCTTCAGGTGCCTTACTAAAAGAGTGGGAAAAGATAAACAACGAAATAAAAGATGGCAAAACTAATTTAAACACCTACAATGACAAGGTTGAAAAGGGGAAAATCCTTTTAGAGGAGGCTAGGACAGAAGCAAAAAGACTTACAATAATTCAGAAGCATATGAATACGCTTTCTGAGGAGCTACTCCCTATGATTAGAGACCGACATAAGACAGAACTAGCGTCGGCGAGAGCTAAAACTATTGGAATAACAGCGGCCCAAAAGATGGCAAATTTTGAAGCCGCTGAGCTAGGAAGAAAAGCTAAATCTATGCAATTAGCGGAAGACTTGAAGAGGGCTGAGGGAGCAAGGACTGCCGCCCAAGAGATATATAAGGACACGAAACTAGAAGCAGATGAGGAAATACTTGAGAATGCTAAAAATGCTGTTAGATTAGCAGAGCACAAAATAGCTTTAGATGAAGAAGAAGTTAGGTTAGCTAGGGAAAAAGCAAGAATTGAACAAATTAGGCTTGGGTACATGCTTGCTCAAGCAGCAATTAGTCAAGATACAACTCGTATGTTGGAAGCAGAAATATCAGAAGACTCTCGAAGAAGAAGAGAGGAAACTATGCTGGGTGGTGGAGGAAAAGATAAAATACAGTTAGGGCTAGAAAAAAGACAACGAACATTACAAGCCCTAGAAGGAGATAATGGAAAGATAAAGCAAGCGATAAATGATCAATTTGCAGCACAGACAAAGGTAAATGAAGCATATAAAACACAAAACGCAGCTCAACAAGCTGCAGCCGAGCGAGGATTGGCAACAGCAAAAGCTAAAGTACAAGCTTTGTGGGATCAAGTATACGCTTTGAAAAACTATAATCAAATCCAAGTTAACGCTATGAAGAACGAACAAGCGGATGCAGCTAAAGCATTGGGAGAACTATCACTTGACCCGAGAAAGCAAGCACAAAAGCAAGCGTTAGGCAGGCTAGATAAAAATGCAACTCCTGAGCAAAAAGCGGAGGCTATGGCAGCAGCAGACGCAACGTTTGAGCTAAATCTACGGTTAGAAGAAACTAGTGCATTATACGGTACTATTCAAGGCAGTATGACGACTGCTTTTGAGGATATGATTACAGGCGCAAAGACCGCTAAAGAAGCCTTTTCAGCAATGGCAAAATCCATGTTAGCAGAACTTGCAAAAATTATTGCAAAACGTCTAATGCTAAAAGCTCTCGGAGCTTTAGGTTTTGCAGATGGAGGTATTACTCCCAAACTTAAGGGACGAAGTTATACCGTAGGAGGTGTAGCAAGAGGTCCTAGTACTGGCTACCAAGCTACTTTACACGGTAATGAAGCAGTTGTTCCATTGCCTAGTGGAGGTGCTATTCCAGTACAAGGAACAGGCTTAGGGGGCGGTACAAATAATGTTACAGTCAATGTAAATGTTGATAATAATGGAAATGCAACTAGTAATGCACAAGGCGGGGGAATGGGACAAGATTTAGGAAAGGTAGTTGCGAAAGCAGTACAAGAAGAACTACAATATCAGAAACGTTCTGGTGGTATTCTCAATCCCTATGGAGCAGCATAATGGCAATTGGATTCGCAATTTCAGGCACTAATATTACTAGCGCAACTATAATCCCCGATAAAACTCTATCACGTTCATCTAAACCTACTGTAAAAAGTGCAAAGTTTGGAGATGGATATGAACAACGAGCGAAGTCGGGTCTTAATTCTATTAACGAAACTTTTACACTTAATTTTGTAAACAGAACCAAAGCAACTATTGATGATCTTAATAAATTTTTTGACGATAAAGCAGGAGTAACAAGTTTTAATTTTACTATTCCTGATACGGATAATACAACTACTACAGGAGAGAAAACAATACGTGTAGTTTGCCCTGAATGGAGTACTCAGTATTCTAATAGTGATCATTATTCAATGTCGGCAAGCTTTGTACGTGTTTATCAACCATGACACAAGATAATTTAATTTCAACAGATCTTCAAAGTTTAGAAGTTTCTGAATCCTTTGTTGACTTATTCGAATTAGAATATAGTGATACAACAACTCTTTATTTTCACTCAGGAGTATCTACAACCGTAAGAATTTTAAAAGTAAGTGCGGACTATAATACTATAACATTAAATACTCCTCAGACTTTGGCAGATAATTCTGCTCTAGTTCTTACAGGACTTAATAGATCCACAGGAGTAGCAGCTTCTATAAATGCTACAGTAAATGGTGCAGTTAGTAACTCACAGACCGTCGTAATAGATAATAAAACTGGAGCTACAACTCCAGCTACGGGCTGGCCCGCAGTTCCAGAAGCAGGAATGGTAGTAACTGGAACAGATATTAAAACTGATGAGTATGGGGAAGTAGTTTTTAATAAAAATGTTTACTATGGATTCCCAATAGGAATAGACGGAATTGATATTGCTAGTGATGGAGCACATAGTCGTCCAACTCTAACTATAGCAAATGTTGAATCTTTACTGAGAACTAGTTCTACGTTTCAAAATGCTTTTGATACTCAAAGAGCGGAAGCGGCCGGTGCTACAGGTAGTGGTATATCAGGTTTTAAATTAGATAACTTAGTAGGAAAAAAAGTTACTCGTCGAAGAACTTTAGAAAAATATTTACAAGTTAGTTCTGGACGGACTACAGATGCTGCTTCTGCAACAGATATTATTGAATTACCC